CTTCAATACTGCTTTGATTGCATTTGAGATTTCTTTTGTATCTTCTGTCTCAAGTGCAAGAACAAGAAGTTTTTCTTCCTTGACTAAGAAAGGTCTATACTTAATTGGTTTTCCTGTAGATGGCAACTCAAGTTCATAAGTTGGTGTAGAAATTGTTGGTAAAGGCATAATGACCTATAGAAGTTTCAGTAATGGTATTTATTAGATGCCAGCAAATGGTGCTATTGGTCCAATGTTTCTTCCAACATAAGGAAGACCTTCTTCAACTCTTCGTACTTGTGCATTAATAATTTCATCACCCTCTGAAGAAATACCAAATTGTGGGTTAATAAACTCATCTCTTACCTCAAACTGACCTAATTCACTAATACCCGGAGCATTTGGATTTTTCACAGATGAAACATTAGGAGAACCACTTCTTTTCATCACATAACGAATAAAGGAAAATGATATATTACACTTTAAGATTTGACTTTGATCATAAGATACGGGCATTGACTGAATACTTATTGGGAATCCCTGAACAAAAGTATAATCAAGAGTTCTAGTTGAACCATTGAAATGTTGATCTTTTTCAAACTTTGAGAGATAAAGGTTTACCTTATAATCATTTGCATACGCCATTCTATGATGAACATAAGGTCCTTCAAATTCATCTCTAGAAAATACATCACCAACACCAGTAATATAATCTATCCAACTTTCGAAAAATTCCACAACTTTATATTCTCTATCAACATAAAATGTCATATCAGCAGTTTCATCATACATTCTGCGATACACCATCTTCTCACTGACACCATGATAATCATTGGTAACATCATGAGTTGCCAATGATGATCCCGGAAGATTTGCTTCAGTGCATAATAAGGAAATATTATCTACATCTAGAGGTGAAACTCCTCTTTGAGTCACAAAAGAAGATACTTCGGGTGGAACAGGAATAGTTAAACGATATAAAGAAGTTTGAGCAAGGTTAAGTAACCTTGATTTGATATCACTTGTTCGTAAATTTTCTGGGCGGATACCTGCCATCTATAAATACTTCTACCGATATATTATGTATAATGGCAGAAAGCATTAAGAGTCGTTATAAACCTGAGTATCCAAAAAAGTATAAAGGTGATCCCAATAATATCATATGTCGCAGTAGTTGGGAACGCCGTTTTTGTCGTTGGTGTGATCTGAATGAAAACATTTTGGAATGGGGATCCGAAGAGTTCTTTATTCCATACTTTGATCCCACTACCAGTAGAGTCAGAAGATACTTCCCAGATTTTATTATCAAAGTCCGTGAGCAATCTGGTGATATCAAAAAGTATGTGATTGAAATCAAACCTAAAAGACAGACGATGCCTCCCGTTCAAACAAGTAAAAAAAGAACTAGAACATTCATTAACGAAGTTAAAACTTATGCAGTGAATGAGGCAAAGTGGAAAGCAGCACAAGAATGGTGTGCAGATAGAATGCTTGAGTTTCGTATCATAACAGAAAACGAACTAGGTATAGGTTAATGGCACAAGGTTTTGGGTCAGATATTCAAAGACAATCACCAAGAATATCTCAACTGAAAAGGAAACTTGATGGTTCTGAAGATGCTGACCTGATCATGATGAGTATTATGGAAGTGTTCAGAGATATTGAATACGTTCCAGACCCAGGAAATTACTATACTTTCATATACATACCTAAAACTCCAGAGATCAGATACGACGAACATCCATTAGTTGCAGTGACTGAGATTCAACGATGGGGTTTTAGAGGATTCAATTATCACTGGGGTATGATGAGGAACTACACCTGGCAGGAAGTTGCTGGAGCACTTCATCATATCAAACAAAATGAGATTGATTATCTTCGTTCATTACCTTATGGGAAAATCAGGACTAAATAACTAAAAAAGTGTCTAATGACATTAAGTAAAGCATTCACACTAGGTGGAGATTATTTTAGAACTGATATTGGTGACGAAGTATCTACTGTAATAAGACTTCCTGTAACTCCAGCTTCACAATCAGTAATTGATAATGCAACATCTTCAGGTAATCTGAACGGTGATGGATCGATTAATTATGTAAATGTTTTTGGCAATGACCAATTTGAACAGTTATCTGCTCCAAATTCATGGATGAGTTCTTTGGCAAATGATCCATCATACCAAAATACAATTAATAATTCAATATCATTAACTGGATCAGTAGCAACTACCGCATTTGATTTGGCAGGAGAGGGAACCGTATTATCATCAACAAATATATTAAATACTGATGCAAATAATAATTCAACTATACCATCGGGTGGTGGATCAATATTAAGATACCCACTGAATAGTATTGATGGTTATGATTACTTACTGATAGGTACATATAAAAGAAATCCATCCCCAAACTTATTAAGTGGAAGTGGATTTGATTTAGGTGATGTTGATGATGTTGCAGTAACTAAGGTTGATGCACCGGACATTGCTCTTCCAATGCAACCTGGAATCTCAGATAGTAACTCTGTTGATTGGGGTTCTGATTCTTTAAATCCACTTCAGTTGGCTGGTGCAAGACTTGGTGGTAAGTTGATGGAAAATTTATCCAGTCTTGATTTTGGTGCTGCTGCAAGTTCATTAATGGAAACACTCAAATCTGGTGCTGCTGGAATAGCAAATGATGTTACTACTGAAGATATTAAAGCATACTTTGCTGGGCAAGCAGTTGGAGCAAATATCTTTACTCGTGCCACTGGAAAAGTTATAAATCCAAACTTAGAATTGCTTTTCAGAGGACCACAACTCAGAACCTTTAGTTATAACTATAAGTTCACTCCAAGAGATCCTGATGAAGCAAGAGTTGTAAGGTCAATCATAAAACATTTTAAAAAAAATATGGCAGTTCAGAGAAGTAGTTCTGGACTATTTTTAGAAACTCCAAATATTTTTCAACTAACCTACATATACTCTGGTCAAGGTCAGCATCCTTTCTTAAATAAAATTAAAAAGTGTGCTTTAACAAATTTAAACGTTGAGTACACACCAGATGGAAGTTATATGACATATAAAGATGGTTCAATGACTTCATATAATGTTTCAATGCAGTTCTCAGAACTGACACCAATATACTCAAGCAACTACGACAACTCCGACGACATGGGTTACTAAAAATGGCAAGACCTTATTTCCGACAAGTTCCTAACTTCGAATATATTAACAGAAATGCCGGAGAACAAAATATCTCCGACTATATTACTGTTAAAAATCTATTCAAAAGAGGAAAATTGAGAGAGGATATATTTGGTAACCTCAATTTCTTTACAAAGTACAATATTGTTGGTGATGAAAGACCAGATAATGTGGCATTTAAACTTTATGGAGATTCTAGTTTAGATTGGGTAGTTCTTCTTTCCAATAATATCTTAAACATTCAAGACGAATGGCCGATGACCAGAGCAACCTTTGATCAGGTAATGCTTGAGAAATATGGAACTTATGAAACTTTATATTCCGGAATTCACCATTATGAAACTAATGAGATTAGAGATTCAATTGGAAGAATTGTTTTAAGAAGTGGACTGAGACTTCCCCCTACATGGAAAACAAATGGTAACTTCTTAGAAATTGCTGGTTCTCAAATAAGTTCGATTTACTCTGGAGATGGAACAACTCCTTCAACGGTCGTTACTGTTGTCATGGAGAATTCTATTCCAGACCTAGAAGTTGGTGATCAAATAAACATTAATAATGTTGTTGAAAGTCAATATAATGGAGATCAAATAGTTTCCAATATAATAAGTCAGGTGGGATCTAACGTAACTTCATTCTCATACGAACTTCCATTTACACCACTGATAGCTTCTCCACTATTATCTTCACCAAGAAAAGAAGAAGTTCTATTTGTGATTCCAGAAACATCTTTTATTACAGCAAATTCATATTATTATGCATTCTGGGATGAAGGTCTAGGATATTCTGTCTATAGTCCTTCATCTGTATTTTTAAGAGAAGTCACAAACTTTGAATATGAACTCAATATAGAAGAGGGTAAAAGATCTATCTTTACTCTTAAACCAAGATACTTAAATGTAGTATTCAATGACCTTGATGGATTCATGCCATACAAAAAAGGTGGTGATCAGTTTGTGAACACCACCTTGAAGAGAGGAGATAATATTAGATTGTTTGAGTAATCACTCTTCAGCAAGACGCTGGAAGTAACTCAGAGCATCATCTTCATCCTCATCAGGAGTCTCGATCTTAGGGAGTGAAGGTGACTTACTGCGAGCAAAGGACTGTTCCAGTTCTGCGATCACACTCTCTTCCTTAGAGGGAGTTTGTTCATAGGAACCATACTCATCTTCTTGTTCCTGGACAGCAGCACGAGCAGATTTCTGACCCAGAACATACTTCAGACGCTTCTCAAGATCCTCATAAGACTTGAACTGATCGGGAGCAACGATGGCAGA